CAAAAGCCTATGTTTAACTAAAAATCCTTTGTTAATTACCGCCTACCCTCACGGGCTGGTAGTGAACTAATTCTAAATTATGAAAAACACGCTGCAAAGATACTAAATTATTTCCAGTCTTTAGCACGTTTGGGCTTGTATTTTTCTTTAAAATCTTTGTCGTACATAATCTGCAAATAACTGCCATTCCATACCAGCCAGTCACCGGGATAGGCTGCGCCCTTGCCATTGATTATGTACTTTAATTCTTTCCACTCATTTTTCCTGCCACTTTTGAATGTTTCTATGTGATGCTGCCAGTCTGCTTTCTCTACACCAGTAACTTTCAGCATTTCTTCCACATTCTCGTTAAGTTGGATAGCGCACACGTCTGTAGCCTCTTTGATGGTGTAGATGTCATAGCGGCTGGTGTCGAATGGCTTCACGGGATTTTCTTCTACCATAAGTATATACTTTTATTTTGTTTGTATTTTGTTTTAGCACCGCAAAAGTATATACTTATGCAGTAGCACACTTAAACCATGTGGCCGCGCCTATAGTGTTGCCGGGCTGAAAGCGGCCACGGCCACCCAGCTTATTGTTACGGATGCGCGCCCACGTCAAAGACTGCCGCCACTGCTGGCGTAACCAGTTCGTATCTTTCTGAAGCCCCAGCTGCTTTGCTTTGCGCTGTATGCTGCACCGTGATACACCCAGCAGCCCAGCCAGTTCTGCGTTCGTACTGGTAGAGTACCAGCGGCGTAGGTCTTCCAGCATTTCGCCAGTCCATACGCGCACAATAGGGATGCAGCCTCTATGATGTCGGTATAGTCTGCCAGTGGCAGCGTCATAGTATTGTTCTTTCTTCATAGCCATGTCATTTGAATAGTTCTAATTGAATAGCGATAGCACCCCCCCCCCGCGCACGTTCCAGCTTCAGATGTGTATAGCTTCGCTTAGATGCGCGTTTTGCGGTCTCGCGGTCTAAGATAGTCTGCGCTTGCTCTCGCTGGCACGGCGTAGTTATCTGTTCGCGCTCTTTTGTTAATCGGTTTATTCCCGTAATAGTCCAGCGGCCACGGTAGCCGTCTGTACGCTGCTTTTTCTTTTTCTGTCTCATACTTCTTTCTGTCTTAAAAATCAAACATTAACTGAATGGCACGCGCTGGCTGTTCCTGCTTCTTTTTCCGGCGTGAAGCCGCGCGTTTGTTTTCTGCTGGTGCTGGCTGGAATTCCGGCACTTCTATTTTCGGCACGATTACTGGCGGCACTTCCACTGGTGGCACCTCTATTTTTGGCACTTCCACTGGTGGCACTGGCACGGGTTCCGGCGTGGCCTCATGGTAGCCAGTATGTCTAATAGCAGCAGCCCGGAATAGTTGCATAGCTTCGTCTATGTATTCTATCTGCACATGGTTTCTTTCGTGGTTCCAGTGTGCTTTCAAGAAAGCCCGGTATTCTGCCAACCATTCTTCGCCGTCCGGCTGTGCTTCTACTGTCGTCTGTGTGGTCAGTGGTGCTTCAGTTGGCTGCTGTGTAGCCGGGCTGTCAGTCTGCTGGTGTTTGGCCTGCTGACTTAACAGATAGTCAGCCCATGCAGCAGCGGCGGCTTCAGTGGTCGTATAGACGTGCTTCTTATGATAGGCGCATATATTATGACAGCCTGCCACTATCGGCTTGCCGTCTGACGATGGCACTTGCATAGAAATGGCTATCCAGTCTTTCCATATCTCGCCGCTGAAGTTAGCCTTTTGCTTATCCAGTACCGTGCCAGCACATACATGACCGTACCAGTTTACAAATACTTGTGTACCCGGTTCCATACGCTTAATGCTTTGTAAAGTGTTCTATCGGCAAAGGTAGCACGCGCGCTTGCTCATAGCGATTTTGGCACGCTGCTGGCAAAGGCGCGCTGGCTACTTCACGCTGGCCGCTGGCCGCGCACTGGCTTATTATCGGGTCATTACCCCACTGCATAAGATGCGCTTTTGCGCACGTCATACAGTTGCCAGTAACGCGGCACGGCCTGCTTTTCTTAGAAGTCTTTACCATACCAGTAAAATATAGATACGGTCAAAGATAACGCCTACCAGTATAAGCGTAGCCGCCAGCAGCCAGCCGGACAGTTTGATATGCTTAAACTGATTACTTACTACGGCCAGCACAAAAGTAAGAAGTGCTGCCAGTGCTAAAATAATAATACTTTTCATAACTTTGCTGTTTTAAGATATTGTTTAATAAGTGAAATAAAATCTTCCAGTGAGTAGATAACGGCGTATTTGTTGCCGTGTGCTTCTGTAGATGTCTGCCAGTCTTTTTGAAAGTCTGTTTGGCTGTTCTTTCCATGCTTCAGTTCAATACACAGCGCGCCGTAGGTGTCGTTAGGAATAAGCAGTATTAAGTCAGCCACACCAGCCACCACGCCAGCGGCTTTCATGTTAGCGGCTTCTTTCTTGTTTCTACTGCCACCGTTAGGCACTGCAAACAGTTGCCGCCAGTGTGTCATGTACTGGTATCTAAACCACTGCACACAGTCCTTTTGCAGTCTTTCTTCCGGGCTGTCATGGTGCTGCTTTGCTCCGGCGGCTTCGTCTGCGTTCTGCTTCAGCATTTCTTCGTAGGTCATGCGAATAGTTCTAACTGTTTTGGTACTGTTATTTCTTGTCTGTGAAAGCAGCTGGAATAATAGTTAATCTGTTGGCCGTCACATAGTGAAGTGCCACACTTCGCGCACATAAAATTACCACTCCAAAAGCAGTTTTCGCCCCACGGCTTCATAATCTTAACAGCGTCGTGGCTTCCGCATTTCTGACACGTAAACGTATGCTGGCATTTGTGGCCGTCATAGTCTGTGTATGTGTGCCGGAATGGTCTATATGTCATTCTTTCGTTCTTCATGCTGCTTTACCTTTAACTTACATGCGTGGCAGACTGGTTACTGGCACGTCACCGGGTAACGGCGCAGTCTGCTGTTTTCTCTCTGTCAGCGTCAGCATAGATGCGTCGATATACGCCGTAGTCACTTGCTGGCCTTGCTCATTCTTATAGCTGTCATACTTCAGCATACCGCGCACATAGACAAAGGCACCTTTGCGTAAATACTTCTGCACATATTCTGCGTTTTTATCCCAGCAGACTATGTTATGCCACTGTGTTACTTTTGGAATGTCTTTGCCGTCTTTGGTCGTAAAGCCCCCGGTACTGGTAGCCAGTGAGAAGCGCGCCACCAGCCCGCCGTTCTGTAAACCTTGAAATTCCGGCTCTTTGCCGACATTTCCCAATAAAATTACCATGTTTTCGTAAGTCATACTTTCTACTGTTTATTTTTTTTTGTTATTTATATTGAAATGATGGCTGATTTACTGTAAATTTAGTGCGCGGCGTTGCTGGTAATACGTTCATCATTTCCAGCAGCTGTTCGCATTTATCCCAATCAACAAACGGCCTTTTGTTACGTTTTGGCTCAAACTTCGTTGGAATACCTAAACAGTGGTCGTCTATATAGATGTCTGCTGTCAGTTTCCGGCTTCTAAACTTTTCTTCCGGGTTGTGATTTATGCCGACAAATGTAAGCCCGTTGTCTTTTATCCATTTCAGTACGTCTTCCCACCGTTCCTTAACTATAGGTGCTTCAAAATCACCCTCACGTTCTATTCCAGTCATTAAAACAAGCTGGTGCCCGGCTTTAATTAGTCGTTTTAATACTGGCACGGCTCCTATATCCTCACCCATTGATTCCGGGTAATTGTACGTTACACAGGTGCCGTTAAAGTCTACTGCTATTACTAACTTCTTTCTGCACATAATTTTTGTTTTTAAGTTATACTTATTTCTTGTTTTATCTTTTGGCACGCGGCCACTATTTCTTCACTGGTAACACTTGCTGACGTGGCAAAGGCGCGCAGGCGCGCGGCCATGTGCGCAAGCTCCCTATTTTTCAAAATGTCGTTTTCGGCTATTTCCGTGGCCGCTGACGACTTAAAAAACATACCCCGCCACCTTACCAGCTGGCACCACATGCGCGCCCAAACGGTCTTATTTTTCCCATTTTCCCAGCGCGCCCATTCCCCCGCGTGTGAAGACGCTTCCGGGGAGAGGGTTACGGCACCACCCCGGCGTTCAAGTATTGATAGCCCCACTTTGCACTTTTTCTGTCTCATTTTCGATGCCCCATTAAAGTGAATTTTCTATGCACTGCACAAAGTGCTTTTCTTCTATTATCCAGTCGAAGTCAGCAGCAGCTTTTCTTCTCTTTGTCCGGCCATTCAGAAACGCGCTTTGCATAGCGTTGCTAATGGCTGCTGTGAAGTGTTGCGACTGGTATTTTTTCAGAATGATGCGTAACTTTGTCCGGCGTTCGTCTGTCAGCGCGCGCACTTTCTTAATGTCGCTATGGTACAATTCTACGCACTTGTTAAAGTATTGTAGCATTAAGATAAGTGCCTTTTCTTCGCTGTCAGCGTGCCACGGGTTTCTATCTTCTTTATTTTCTTCCCCAGCATCATGCGCGTGTGTGTTTGTATGTGTGTGAGTAGTAGATAAAGAAGCGTTAGCTTCTACATTATCATTAACATTTTCATTCTCATTATCATTAACATCTTCATTCTCATTATCATTATCAGTTACATTTGTATTCTTAGAAATACTTTTGTTTACTTTAGTATTCTTTTGTTTTGTCGTGCTTTCTTTGCCGTCCTTATCAGCCTGCCAGCGTTTGTTAATGGCTTCACGGCGTTTCTCGCAGACAGTTGCATACTTCTTGCTATCCATGTCTATTTGGATGCGTAAGAAGTTCATAGCTACGCGCACAGATTCGCTATTAGTCGCTGGCATAATGCCAGTAATAACGTACTGAAATAGACAGTCCAGCAGTTCGCCTTTTTGTTCTACTGTCAGTTCTTTAAGTGCTTCGTATTGCGCTGTGTAGAGTATAAAGCTATCTTTCATAATTCTTTGCTTTGAAGTGTTAGTGTGACAGACTGGCCAAATAGCCGATAACATGGTTATAAGGATAACGCCAGTCTGCTTTGCCTACCTTTAGACGCGGCCAGTCTTTAGCGTGGTGTCTCGCAAATGATTCTGACAAGCTAAGACGTTCTGCCAGCTGTGTGATAGTTAGCAGTTCGTCGCCATAGTACGGGTTTTCTGCCAGCCTCAACTTATGCAGTTCTTCGGCTATCATGCGCGCGTCGTTTCGGTTCAGCATAGCTTCTTAGTTTAAGACAATTTGCTTTGCACTCTTATAGATTCCCAGACGGCGCAGTATTCCCACCACTCCGGCGCGCGTCAGTTCGTGACGCTCTGCCACTTCGTCTAAGGCTCTGTTAGGCTTATAGCCAGCAGCCTGCACCACTGGCCACACTTCTTTGAAGCTGGCCGCTACTGCTGCTTCACGGTCTGCTTTGCGTCGCTCGTTGGCTGTAAGTTTGATTTCTGATGTACTCATATTATTTGCTTTCAAGTTGTTTGTGATACGTTCTATCTCCCAGTGTCATTTCAGTAGCAAAGACTTTTTGTAAAAATTGCCATTCTTCAGGCGTTAGTTCTTTGTCTTCGGCTGTGCCGTCGTCACTCTTTACATTACTAAAGATTCGATGCTTATTTATGTACGCATGTATTAGTAACTTTAGCTGTTCTTCCAGTTCTACTTCTAAGTTCGCTTTATGCCAGCTGAATAGTTCAGTAAGTTCTATAAACTGCGCTTTTGTAAGTTCTACTTTTATTTCTGACCGGGATATATGCCAGCATGTGTATGACTTCGTGTTAAGCACCTTGCAAACGCACTGTGTGAAAAGCTGGCGGTTTATCTTTGTCCGGCCTACATCAAACGTGTACCGTTCTTTCTTTTCGCTATCCTGCATATCCAGCAGTTCTTCCGGCGTAATGCCGTAGCGTTCACATAGTCTTTTGATACCAGCTTTTGCAGCCTCAACTTCACCGCCATAGCCGCGTTCTGCCAGTGCTTGAAGTTTGCGAAGTTTTTCGCGCACGCTTTCGTATTTCTCATTTGTCTTTTCCATATTAATGATATTTGCATTTGTTACACGTTATAAATATTGTTTGGCCGGGCTTTCCTATTACCATAGGACACGGAAAGCCTTTGCGCTGGAAATAGCACGGCGTAGGCTGATACGGTGGCCATTCTCGCTTTTCCTTAAAATCAAATTCTAACTGTATTACCTGCATACTCTTTTATGCCTTTTTGATTTCTACTGAAAACTTACCGTCTTTACATACAGTAGTGCCCACATTTCCCAGCAGTGCCAGTGTCATAGTCACTTCTATAGCCTGCTTTTTACTCTCACACTCATAGCGTTTTACGCTGGCGGTTTCGCTGACTGGCAGCTGTACCGTGGTGCCGTTTAATAACTTCAGATTCTCCATACCTCTTTCTATTGTTAATTTTCTGTTAAATGTCGTTTCTAAGCCGCTGTTATGTCTTCAGTGGATAACTATACTACCGCCTATAAAAAACCACGCTGAAGCCGCCGGAATGATGGTTAAACGATTTCTTTGCAGCGTAAATCTTCAAAGCCTTTTGGCAGTAGTGTATAGCGTGCAAGTCACCTACCAGCAGACAAAGGCGCGTGAAGCCCACCAGCCTGCTTGTTTTATCCTTTCGCAGTATCTGTATTATGTACTCCTTATTTATTTCAGCCCTAAGTGCTGGTACATTTATACTGGTGCTATATTGTGCCATACTTCTTTCTTTTTATGTAGCCCAGCCGGGAAAGCCGGGCTACTGGTTCTTTATTCGTCGTCTTCGTCGTCTCTCTCCAGTTCTGCGTCCGGGTTCTCCGACTTCCATACGCGCCAGCCCTTACTAAGACGGCGGCGGTCATACGCCAGCGATTCTTTCACGCCGTCGTAGAAGTCAGTCCAGCCAGTTACTACTACTTCGCCGTCTACACGGGTAGCGCGTACTTTCATTTTCACGCCGTCAGCTATTACGTCGAAGCCGTTCTTTCTGTCCTTAATCTCGTAGGCTTCCAGCGGTTCGTAACCTATTACAGTGCTGTCTATCAGTGGCACGTCGTTACTACCAGTTACTTTCACATACTCTGCTAAGTCTGCGTTAAACTGTTCTACCTTTTTACGGTAGCTTGCCAGCTGGTTTTGTATTCTCTTTGAAAGTTCCATAATTTAGCGGCTTTTGTAGCCCGGTAGTTAGCCGGGCTGTGATTCTTAATTAAAGTGTCTAATCTCAAATGAATACTCACCTACTACGATTTCGTAAGGCTTCATTTCGTTATAAGTAATGCGTCTATGGTTCTTAAACTCAAAGTCGTTGTGATAATCCCAGCCCGCCTTATCGGTCAGAATAACGTCAAGTCCTTTGTGTAGTTCCTGCGTCATAACTGCGAAAGCCTGCATGAAGTTGTAGCCACCATAGCCAAATTCGCGTACACCAGTATTCTTATTGAAAGAAATAACCGTCCAGTTTGTTTCTCCCTTTGTTGCCGTCAGAAAGTCGGCTACCATCTTTTTTGTTACTTTTTTCATAATCTCTTAAAATTAGTTCGTTATTTCAATTATTTTTCTTAACTTTGCAGCGTGTTTTGAAACACGTTTCGGAATTCGTTTGCAAAGTTAGAACAAATTTTCTAAACTTCAGCACGAAAGTGCTAAAATCTTTAGTCTAAATGTTCTATTTATACTAATTCTAAATTATAAAAACGTATGGAAAGTATTGTATATAAGCAGTTTAAGGCGTTTTTCGATAGTCTAAACGTAAGCGTAAACGCATTTTCTAAGCAAATCGGCCTGCCACAGCGCACCGTAAATAACTATATTACTGGTGATAGAAGTCTTTCCGTAGACTTCATAGAAGCTACGCTGGCAGCGTTCCCGGAATTGTCAGCAGAATGGCTTTTGCGTGGCCGTGGCAGTATGTACGGGCTGGAAATTAGCACGTCCGGGCAAACAGACAGTGAAGTGCTGGCACTCCGTTCTGAATTGAATGGTGTCTACAAAACTTTGCAGCTGTTGGGAATTAGTTTGCAGCCTCAACAAAAGAAAGCTGCTGTTTAATCATTCCTATAAATAAGTATATATGACAGTAGTAGTTTGGTTAATAGGTGGTTTTATAGCTTTCTGCCTTGTGATGCGCCGTGTAGGTAGCCGCGAACAAAAACGTGAAGCCTGCCAGCAGCAGCAAGCCAAAGAAATAGACGAAAAGCTAAAGAAAGAAACGCTGGCCAGTGCTAACAAACTTAGTGAGTTAGCCAGCAAGTATAAACATTAAAGTATTACCGCAAACAGAAAGTAAATGATTAACAGCCTTAATTTCAGCGGCTTTCCCGATTCACGTCTGACCCCAAGCGGGTCACTAACAAAACCAGCAGAGAATCGGGCAAAAACGCCCGGTTTTCTTTGTATTTAGGCGTTTCCGGCTATTGCAGCCTGCGCTTCTCTCACACTGGCACCAGTTAAATATATGCACCTATATGCACCTATCAGCCTGCCAGTATTACCGTAGTATTACCAAAAAATCCGATTATTACCGCAAAAGTATTACTAAGTTATGAATATCCCGCTAATAGCGTATGTCTTTGATAGAAAAAAGCAGTCTTCAGACAGTACGCCCGGAAAAATAGAAATTCGCATTACCAGCGGAAAGATACAAAAGTACGTGGCTACTGGTATCAGCGTACTGCCCGGCTGCTGGTCGCGTAACATGGTCGTAAATCTGCCAAATGCTGCCAGCCTCAACAATAGAATAAGCATAATGCGCCGTCAGATAGACAAATACATTAACGACTGCATAGAAAGCTGCCAGCCAGTAGACATGTCGGCTTTCAAGTCGCTTGTACGTGTAGACGATTCCGGCGACAATTTTTTAGACTTCGTGGCTGACCGCGCCGCCAGCCGGAATGTGCGCGCTGGCACCCGTGCCCGCTATGATGTCTTCGTGAATAACTTAATACGCTATGGCCGTCTGCGAAAGTTCAGCGACTTAACACCAGCGGCCATACTGGAATATAACGAATGGCTGCACCGTCAGACTATAGGCGACAATAGAAGCCGGAAAGTACGCAGTACGGCGCGCGATAAGCAGACGCTTTCAGATTCAGCCATATATAATTATCATAAATGCCTCAAAGCGTTCTGCCATGATGCCTATATACGTGGGCTTATCCCGGAAAATCCGTATAACAGACTGCCAGCTGATGCCATAAAGCGCGGCGATAGGCAGACGGCTGACTACCTTACTGAAGACGAAATGCTTCTTATTATGAATACACCCATGCCTACGCAGACGGTACAGATAGCAGCAGACTTGTTTACGTTCCAAATGTTTACTGGAATGTCCTATGCTGATTTGGTAGCCTTTGACTTTAACGACTACAAACTGGTAAACGGGAAATGGATATACCACGGCCAGCGCGTGAAGTCCGGCGTTACCTATTTCAGTCAGCTTTTGCCGCCAGCCTATGAAGTGGCCAAAAAGTACGACTTCGTGCTGCCAGTGATGGAAAACAGCCAGTATAATGCCATGCTGAAGCTGGTAGCCGCTGAATGTCATTTGAAGCGTCGGCTGTACTCACACCTTGCACGTCATACGTTTGCTACTTACATGCTTTCCCACGGCTCACGCCTGCAAAATGTCAGCCGCATGTTAGGACACACAAACACACGGCAAACGCAAAGGTACGCGGCCACCTTAGACGCTGACGTTAGTAAAGACTTCGACGCAGTAGCAAAGCAGCTGACAGAAAAGAAGCCGGGCAAATAGTCCGGCTTTCTCTTTACTCTATAACTCTTACGTTTGGCATTGGTATAGGTTCGCCCGGTTCTATGGGCTTCGCTGTAAACGGCGTTAGATGTACCGCTGTGTTTTCCGGCTCATAGTCCATGCAGTTATATTCTTCGTCAGAATAGAAAATACACTGCCCGGCTATTGCGCACGTCCAGCATAGTGATTTCGCATACATAGCTAATTCATTTGCGTTTCGTCGTCGTCTTTAATCTCGCTGGCCATGTCCTTGATGGTGTCACAGACGCAAAGCCCCTCATGCTCTACAGTAGCACCAGCCACACAGTACGCCAGCGCAAAACTTTGCGCGGCTTCGCTGGCTTCGTCGCTCATTCCCTCGCCTAATATCATGGAAATGCAGCCTGCTATCACTGCTTCGTCGCCGTTCTTGATATAGTTGCAGTTTCCGTCTTTCCAGTGAAGCACCAGCAGCGTTTCACTATTCCGCTTTGCTGATTCAGCAGCAGCGTTTAATAATTCTTTTGTATTCATTTCTATACTTATTTATTATTAGTAGGTCTTGTGCTTACAGTTCTTACTTGCACTTTCTCGTTATGCTTCAGCTGTTCCAGTATCTTCTTAGCCTCGTTTAATGGCACCCGGACACAATACTGGCGCAAATCTACTTCTTTGCCGTCTTTCCAGTGTTTGCCCACCTCTGCTTCGCTTTCCAGTTCTACAGTCTCTTTGAATCTGTAAATTTCTATGTGCTTCGTGTCTACTCCAGTCACATAGATGCTGCCTTTTTGATACGTTACTTTCTTCATAATGTATTCGTTTTAGTTGGATATGGAATAATACAGTATTTTCTTCCGGCTTCGTCCAGCGCGGCTTCCAGCTGCCCCAGCCCTGCTTTGTCTATACGTGCTATTATGCAGCCCTCTAACTTGATGTCTTCAGCTTCAGCCGTCGTTATGCGTGCCGCTGGCAGCATCCGCTTAACTTCGCGCGCTTCAGAAAACAGCGCGTCGTATCTTTCTTGTCCGGGTAGCTGGAATAGTTTTAAGATGTCAGCGTTTACTATGCCGCCTATACCAGTAAACAGCCGCATAACTAATTCGCCGTCTATCTCAAAGTCTGCTACACTCTGCCGCCGTGCTTCAGCCTCAACAGCAGCAGCGTAGCCCACAGAATCAGCCGCCAGCATGTCGCGGCGTATTAACTCATTCACGTAGCGGCCTTTGTTCGGTTGCTTGTCTAACCAGTCCAGCAGTTCGTTATCTATCTTAAACAAACACGCTTTCTGACTGGCTCCTGCGTTTGATTTCTTTCTTCTCTCCATAGTTCTTTCTATCTGTTAGCACAAAGGTACTAATTTTCCGGCAAAGTATATACTTTCAGCCTCAACTTTTTGCAGATAGGTATATACAAGAAAGCTGGCCTACATTCACATGCAAGCCAGCGGCGAGAAAAGAAAAATCTACTCTTTTTTTTATTAATTTATTTATCACGTATGAACAAGAAGCGTTTAATAAGCCACCAGCCAACGGCCAGCACCAGCCCGGCCAGTATTAGTGTGGTGGTGGCGTTCAGTAGCCAGTTCTGCCAGCCAGCGGCACCGCCGCCGGGTGCTGGTTCTGTGTCCGTGCTGTCAGCTTTCTGCCAGTGTGTGCTACTGTCATTACTTAGCATATCTGTGTTTGTATGGTAGTCCAAATGTGCTAAATCTTCCGTTTTTGCCCCTTTCCTGCCCGTCTGACGGCGTTTTGTTTCTTTCGTGAATGATTTCACACCCTCTGCACTTATTTGGCCGTCAGCGTCCACTTTTACGCTTCCGCTGTCAGTCAGCTGGAAAGTAAGTGTTTCCGTGGTGCTGTCAGTCGTCACTTCAAAGGTCTGTGTAGTCGTCTGCTGCGTGGCCGCGCTGTCAGTCTGCTGGCTTGTGGCCTGCTGGCTGGTCTCTACGGCTCCGCTTTCAGTCTTCACTATGTGCTTCTTACTGGCACATGCTGCCAGCAGTAAAACAGCCAGCAGTAAATAGATAGCTTTCTTCATGCGCTTTCGATGTACTTAATAATACCCTCAATATGCAGACGTGCCAGCGCGTGCTTTCCGGCTTCAGACAGCAGCCAGTCCGTATCTGCCTTATTATCCATAAACATGTTTTCTGTCAGCACGGCGGCGCAGTCCGTATGCTTCAGCACGTACAAAGCGGCTTCCATGTCGCTGTCGCCGTCCGTGGTGTCTCTGCGTATAGGCTTCTGCACCTTTTCAGTGGCCGGGAAAGTCTTAGCGTATTCTGACAGATTCGTTTCTGCTGCCTTATACAGACATTCAGCCAGCTTGTCGGCCTTTGTGGTTCCTACAGACGTGTAGGCACTCCAGCCGCGTGCGTTAAGCCACTGGCCTGCTGCTCCGGCGGCGTTCACATGCACAGACACATAGATGCAGTTCTGTGCCTTGAATAGCTTGCAAGCAGCGTTTACAAACTTCACCCGGTAGCTTAATTCTTTGCTCTGCTGCTCATTAACCGTGGCGGCTTTCATTTCCGCACACGGCTGGCAGTCCTCAAAGTCTACCATTACATGATAGCCGTAGGCTTCCAGCTTTGCTTTGATGTCAGCCACCAGCGCGCGGCTGTAGGCGTATTCTTTCAGCCTGCCGTCAGGCGACTGTTTGCCGGGCGTTGTGGCCAAATGCGCAGTGCCTAATATGATAACAGCCTTATTCTTCTGCATTTTCTCCTTTGTGTTTTTGGTCGTATCGGTCTATAAGTTCGCTAATATGTGATGGCAGTAGCCGCTTCAGTTCCAGTCTTACGACTAAGTAGATTATCCAAAGCCCTTTGTTTTTCGGGTAGGCTATCACTAAGTTTTTGAAAGCGTTCTGCAAATACACATACATGATAACGTATGTTAGCACCTTAGTAGCATATACTGCTGCTGTGTCGTCACCACATAGCCATACAGTGCCGTGAATTACCCAAAGTATGACTACATATAAAATCAGTTCAACCAGCGCGCCGCGTAGTTTCTTAATGCTGAATTTCTTACAGCGGAAAATCACCACGCCGTCGGCACGCATACCAGCCCATATATTGAAGCTGGCCATGATGATAAGTGCCAGTATGAATTTCTGCGTAGGCATTAACGCCGCAAACACTGGCGCAGTGAAGCCAGTAATAAGCAAACGTAGCTGGTCGCTATTAAAGAATGTTAGCCCGTTCATAATTACGTCTTATAAATCAGCTGGCCGTTTTCGTCAAGTTCAAAGTTTTCTGCCATACCGTCTACAGTAAGCCCCAGCGTTTCCGGGTCTAACTCAAAGTGTGGCCATTCAAACGGCGTAACGCCCAGCGTGAAGTCTACCACGTCGTCGGCTTCTTCTCCGGCTTCTGCTTCGTCGTTCCAGTTCACCACTGGCACGCAGTCGTCTTGCGCCAGCCTAATAGGTAGCGCGCCCAGCTTTGCCGTCAGTTCTATGCCGTAGCAGCCGCAGACGACTGACGGCGGCACTATTCCGATAATAGCGTTATCTTCGCCGTCAGCCGTTACTACTGGCACGTCATAGCCGCCGCCCGTGCTGGTAGTCAAACGCAGACGTACTTCGGACATGTCGGCCACGTCCTTAGTCGTGTCGGCTATCTGCACTTTGATGTATTGGGCATTGCCTCTGACGATTTTCTTCATATTTCCTTTTTACTTAGATGGTAAATGCCAGCTTTTCCGGGTAGCCCGTAGTGAAGTCATAGTTAAGAATGTCTTCTACGGTCATTTCCATGTCGTCGATGGCTTTCAAGTGTTCGCTGGTCTGATTGTAGCACTTTACTGCATACACTTCGAGTTCTTGCAGCATAGCCAGCAGTTCGGCACATGGTATTTCCAGCGTCATGTCATACTCGCGCACGTCCAGCTTGTAGTTACCTTTGCGCGCGGCTTTCCATGCGCTGACGCTTTCGCGTATCTGTGCGCGCTTTGCCACTGGCAGCCAGTAGGGAATAGTAATGCCGCTGGCCTCAACATTGAATTCAAACTGATTAACGGCTTCGCTGTTGTCGTAGTCGTTAATAGCCTGCTGCATGTACTGGCGTGCTATGGCGCGCGCCTCTGTCTCTGCTGTAGGCAGTTCGATAAAGTTAGCTACATGCACGATGCGCTGGCGCGGTTCCTCTCCCTCGCCTGCTTCGTCGGTTTCCTCACGCTCTGAATGATTGAAATAGACGCGCTTCACGGTCTCACCGTCGCGCGTGGCCACCGTCCGCACGTCCGGCTGGCGGCTGTTGGCTTCATCTGTTCTGTAAATCATATTCAATTAACTTTAGTGGTTCTTTCTCTTTTTCGTTCAGCGCGGCAAAGTAATAGTACCCGTCACGCTTCCGTATTATTTTCGTATAGTGTGGCAGCTGGTCTTCAGTGCCTCTTATGGTTTCCAGCAGCTTGTAGCCCTCTGCCAGCAGCAGCCGGGTTTCTATAGCCCCGTCTTCCATAAAGTACACTTGTGCTGCCAGCATTTCTTTTCCGGCGTGTAGCTGACTGGCCGTTATCTCAAAATGGCAAATCAGTAGCGGCTTGTAAAGCAGCTGGCCGCAGTATATGCACTTTCCTAAATACTGGTGCTTTAGTATCTTTTGCCCCCTCGGTGTCGATAAGTCCATATAACGGATATTGTTCTTTATGCTCCGGGCTTCTGAAGTCCGGCGCGGTTTTCAGTATCTTTTCCAGTTTTCTGTGCCATGCCTTTTGTCTGCGCCTGCGCTTCACTTCCGCGCGGCCTGCTGCCAGCATTTCAAAGAATTCTGTGTAGTTCCTTTTCCAGTAGTTTATTAGGTTCGCCACGTCTAAGTCTCTTAGGCTCCCGGACACGCCAGCCCAGCTTTGCATAGCGGCTTCCGGGTTCCAGCCCTCACGTATGCGCTTTTTCATCATTGCTTCCACTCTCCGGCGGCTAACTCTGCGTAGCCATGCGCGGCGGCTGTTTATCATAGCACCCAAACATTCAAAGCGTTCTACCCTCACATTCACCACGCGCCAGTTAGGTTTCAGCCGTTGCTTCATGTCGTCTTCTACACTGGTACGCAGTACACGCATAGCTGTATGCAGATAGTTACAGTCTTTGTGTATCATATATTTGTCGTCACAAAAGCGATAGTAGCGGCGTATCTTATAGGCTAATAGCAGCATCCAGTCTGTAGCTGCGTGGTAGACGTGGCCGATAATATTACTACTTGGCAGTCCTAAAGCCATGCCCACTTCACCCATACGGCTAAGATTCACTTCTGACAGCCACAGCAGCCATTTGTCTTTGATGTGGTCTGTCAGCATCTTCATAATAACGCCGTGGTCTGCTGTCGGGTAGAATTTGGCCGTGTCGCCAGTTCCTACATACAAGTCTGGCCGTCGCCTTACTTTGCGGATAATCTCACGCCGCATGTCATGCTGGCCTTTGCCTTTGATGCTGCCATAGCTGTTTGCCGGGATAATGTGCTTTTTTTCCATGAAGACGTACTGAAGACAGTCGAAATACAAAACGTCTACTATCAGTTCTTCCGGCCTGCTGGCATATATGACACGGTGCTTTTCGTTTTCTTTCTTGTCGAAAATGATAAATGCGCGCGGCTTCCATACCATATAACGTAACTGGTAGTAAAGCCGCGTAACATTTTCGTCTAAGTGTCCTAACCAGTCACGCCACGCGGCGCGTATCTCGTTAGTCCATTCCTTTTGTTTTTCGGGTCTATTCAGATATTCCACTATTAGCAGAATTCTTTCGCGCGTCAGCATCTTTTTGCGCACCAGCCCCACTTTCTTTGTCATTTTAATGCTTTGCTAATTGGCGGCACCATTTCTTCGTTCGGACTTATCCCCCGCGCCGTCCTGCCAGTCTGTGCCAGCCTACTGTCGCGCGTCTGCCTACTTGCTGTCGTTAAGTGCCTAATTTGATTGTGCAACCTTTGGCACCGTTCTGAATTCCATGTTATAAAGATACAGTATTTCCGGCTGTGTGACAAAACAGCTGGCCATTAGTTCACCGCCCGCGTTGGTTCCAGTTCGCGTTCGAAGCAGAATTGTTCGCATTACGATAGAACGCCCCACAATTCGCACCGTTGTTCGAGTTCCCACCAGCGGGCTGGAATTCAGCCCGTCGCGCATATCAAGCCATGCGCACGCTAATTCTTGTTTCTCTCTTTGACAGACTGGCGGCGTGCCCGGCCATTAAAACCGGGTCGCCGTTCATCTGTTCATCTTGGCTTCGCCGTCGCTTTGCGACATTCAGCTGCTTCATCTGTTCAAAGCACACCGCCCGCGTAGGTTCCAGTACGCGTACGAAGCAGAAGCGTTCGCATGACGATAGAACGCCCCACAATACGCACCGTCGTACGAGTTCCCACCAGCGTAGAATACGTTGCCGTTGCATGATGGTGTCAAATACTGGCCGTCAGTTACGCCCGTAGTGCTGCTGCCCTCTGCATCTTCAGCCATACCAAAGAAGCCGATATTCTTAGGATATAC